ACAAAAAATGTTGGGGATAACAAAGCGAGTAAGTGTGTACTTATTCCAATCAAAGACATATTTAACAAGGAGTTTTATGGAAATGTTTGATGATATAGAAGAAATAAAAAAAGAGATACAAGAGCATGAAGGTTTTAGAGATACTATATATAGTGACTCTCTAGGATTTGACACAATAGGTTGGGGTCATTTGATAAAAGACACCGACAATTTTGAGAAAGGAAAAGCATATAGTAAAGATGAGTTGCAAGAAGTTTTTGATGAAGACTTTCAACTTGCGTGGGATAACGCAAATAGTTTAATCAAAGAACGATTGACTAACACAGACTTTCAACTACTAGATATAGATAGAAAGATGAAAATAATATCTATATTTTGTAACATGTGTTTTCAATTAGGCAAGGCAGGTGTTGGTAAGTTCAGAAAGATGTTTGAGAATATTGCTAAACTAAATTTTAAAGGGGCGAGTTTAGAAATGTTGGATAGCAGATGGGCAAAGCAGACACCTAGTCGTGCTAAATATTTAAGTGACAAGATGTCACAGGTATAAAAATAATTTTATATCTGCCATAATTATGCCACATTTCTATGGTATAATTCTACTTAAATTAAATATTATAAATAACTATGTTAAAGATTATTAATAGTTATTATTATTATATTAATAATAAACTTAATAGAGTTAAGACATGGTGTTTAATTAAAAAAAAATTATAAATAACACTTGCATTTTGTTTGGAAGTGTGTTATAATACAAACTTCAATTAAAAAAGGAGGATATATATATGCCAACAGTTGAAGGAAAAGCATATTGGGCTAGTGTTACTAGACCTAATACAACATTCGACCCTGTATATCAGATTGATTTAGCAGTTGATGAACCGACTGCGAAATCTTTTAAAGATACTGGTGTCGCTGTTAAGACTGACGATAGAGGGAATATCGTTAAGTTTAAAAGAAAAGTCGCTAGAGCAGATGGAACTAAAAATCCTATGCCAAGACTAGTGGACTCTGCAAAAAATCCTATTGATGTACTAGTAGGTAATGGTTCAAAGGTTAAAGTTTTATACAAACCTTTTGACTGGAAATTTGCAGGTAAATCTGGTACTAGCTTGGACTTACAAGCGGTACAGGTTATCGAACTCGTACCATATGGCGAAGACTTTGATGTCTCGGATGGTGGTTTTGTTGCAGAAGGTAACAACGAGGAATTTTAAATAACTAATGGAACAGGGGGCAAGAATGGAAGATGATAAAGCAAAGTTTATTAAAACCCATGTCCCCTGTACTAACTGCGGAAGTAGTGACGCAAGAAGTATTAACGAAGATGGAAGTAGTTATTGTTTTTCTTGCACAACTTTCTTTCCAGAAGATACAGGGACAAATATAAATTATGAAAGGGGCGACATGCAATTAGCAGAAGATTTTAGTAACGAACAAAAACTAACAGACCTAAATTATCACGCAGGTTCTATTGGTTCTATAACTGATAGAGGAATTAATAGTGAGACTTGTAAGAAGTATGGAGTTAAAGTTACCTATAACAATGGGGGCTTAATACAAAAACATATCTATCCATACTATGATGAGACAGGTCAGATGATAGCAACAAAAACTAGATATGTTAAATCAAAAGAGTTTTCAATTATAGGTTCGACATCCAATTCTGGATTGTTCGGTCAGCAATTATTTAATGGTGGAAAATTTGTAACCATAACAGAGGGTGAGATAGACGCATGTTCAGTTTATCAAATGCTCGGTTCAAAATATCCTGTTGTTTCTATTAAGAATGGGGTTGCGTCAGCATTAAAAGATATTAAGAGAAGTTATACTTGGCTTGATAAGTTTGATAATATTGTACTTAATTTTGATAACGATTCTGTTGGAAGAGACGCAAGTAAAAAAGTTGCAGAGTTATTTCAACCGGGAAAAGTTAAGATAGTTAAACTTCCAGAAATTTATAAAGATGCAAATGATTTATTGCGTTCTAAAAAATATGAGGAGTATGTTAAAGCTTGGTGGAATGCACCAGTACATGCACCAGATGGTATCATTGAAGGTAGTCAATTACTTTCAGAAGTATTAGAACCAATTGTTAAATCAAGAATAGATTATGGTTGGAAAGGTTTAGATGAATTAACTTATGGTATTCGTAGTGGTGAATTAGTTACGATAACTGCAGGTACTGGACTAGGAAAAACTTCAGTCATTAAAGAATTAGTTTATCATATATTTAAAAGTACTGAAAGTAATATAGGTATGATAATGTTAGAGGAAAGTCCTAAGATAACTGCATTAGATATCATGGGTACTGAAGCTAACTTACCTTTAAGAAGACCAGACATTAATTTATCTAAAGAAGATAAGACAACTTACTTTAATAAGACAATAGGTTCTGGTAGATTTTATTTCTACAATCACTTTGGTTCAAACTCTGTTGATAATATTATTGCTAGAGTTAGATACATGGCGAAAGCTTTAGATTGTAAGTTCATTGTACTAGACCACATAAGTATGATAGTTTCTTCTCAAGAGTTTGGTGATGAAAGAAAAGCTATTGATGAAGTGATGACTAAACTTAGAACACTTGTTCAAGAAACAGACATTGCTTTGATTATAGTATCACACTTAAGAAGACCAGATGGTAGAGGACATGAAGAGGGAGCAGTCACTTCTCTATCACAATTAAGAGGGTCTGGTTCTATTGCACAATTATCTGATATGGTTCTTGGATTAGAAAGAGATAGTCAGAATGATGATGTTGCAATTAGAAACACTACATCATTAAGAGTTCTTAAGAATAGATTTGTAGGTATGACTGGTCCTGCATGTTATTTATATTGGGACAAAGATACTGGTAGATTAAATGAAGTAGAAAAACCTACTGGTGATGAGACAGAAGAAGATAAATTTTAAATGAAAGGACTACGAGAGTGGGCGATAGAAAATTATTTCTGGATATCGAGACAACCGAAATTCTTAATGGGTTTAAATTACCTAACAAGATTTTTTGTTTGGTTACTATATGTGATAAGGGTAACCTTGTATGTTATTCTCCGAATGATTTACATAAATTTCAGAATGATGCGAAGAATTATCAAGAGTTTATAGGACACAACATCATAGGATTTGATGCTCCAGTAATTAAAAAAGTTCTTGGTGTAGATTTATTTAAGATAGGTAAGGTTACTGATACATTAATACTATCAAGGTTATTCAAACCAGTTCGAGAAGGTGGGCATTCATTAAAAGCATATGGAATTAAGTTTGGTTATAATAAAATAAACTTTGATGACTTCTCCGAGTTCTCTTTAGAAATGTTGGAGTATTGTATTCGTGATGTTAAACTAACTAGAAAAGTTTATGAGTTATTAGAAAGACAGGGTAAAGGTTTCTCTCAACAATCAATTGATTTAGAACATAGAGTTTCAGAGATTATAGAGAAACAAGTACAGACAGGATTTCTTTTTGATTTAGAAAAAGCACATTTACTTCTTGCTAAACTACAAAAGAAAATAGATGATGTTCAAACTAAAGTCAGAGAAACATTTCCTCCATTAAAGATTGAAGAAACCTTTATACCTAAATCAAATAATAAATCAAGAGGTTATGTAAAGGGAGTACCATTTATTAAAGTTAAGTATCAAGAATTTAATCTTGGTTCAAGACAACAGATAGGTGAACGACTAATGAGACTTGGTTGGAAACCTAAAAAGAAAACAGAAAAGGGACATGTAATTGTAGATGAAAAAGTTTTATCACAAATTAAAAACATACCAGAAGCTGAATTAATAAACGAATTCCTTCTACTGCAAAAAAGAATTGCAATGATAAATTCTTGGATTGAAGCAGTTGATAAGGATAGGAGAGTACATGGAAGAGTGATTACTAATGGAGCAATCACTTCAAGAATGAGTCATCAGTCGCCCAACATGGCTCAAATCCCTGCTGTGTACTCTCCATATGGTAAGGAGTGCAGGGAATTATGGACAGTACCTAGCGGATATAAACTAGTGGGAATAGACGCAAGTGGACTGGAGTTAAGAATATTATCTCACTATATAAACGATAAGGAGTATATAAATGAAGTCATTAATGGAGATATACACACTACAAATCAAACTCTTGCAGGGTTGGAAAGCAGAGATACTGCAAAAACATTTATCTATGCGTTCATTTATGGGGCAGGTAACAAAAAGCTCGGAAGTATCTGTGGAAGGAATGAAAGCTATGGAAAACAGATTAAAGAAAGATTTCTCAAGTCTTTACCTAGTCTTAAGAGGTTGCGAGACAGAGTGGACCTCGCTTGTAGAAAAGGATACCTCAAAGCAATCGACAAAAGAAACCTCATCATCAGACAAAAGCATTCAGCAGTCAACACCCTCATCCAAGGGGGAGGAGCAATAGCTATGAAAACTGCATTGGTATTATTGGAGGATGAAATTACCAAACATAATCTTGATGCAGTACCAGTAGCAAATGTACATGATGAATTTCAATATCAAGTAAAAGAAAATCAAGCAGAACAACTAGGACAACTAGCAGTTCAATCAATACAACAAGCAGGAATTAAACTTGGACTTAGATGTCCATTAACAGGGGAGTATAAAAGTGGAAACAACTGGAAAGAAACACACTAAAACAATTGATACTTTAGTTCCAGATATTAATAAGTTATTAACAAATCTGGGTGATGGTAAAAAATTAGAAGTATCAGATGAACAACTAAATAAATTTGTACAGAATATTAAAGATGCTCTAGTTGACTGGACTAATCCAGTTAAACAAGATAAGAGTTCTTTAAGAATGTCTATACTAGGAAGACCATTAAGACAACTATGGTATGACAAACATAAACCAGTCAAGAGAGAAAAATCAAATCCATCTTTACAATTAAAATTTTTATATGGACATCTACTTGAACATCTTGTTTTATTTCTTACTGATTTAGCAGGACATAAAGTTACAGACCAACAAAAGAAAGTTAATGTTGATGGTATTGTTGGGCATATGGATAGTAAAATTAATGGTGAAGTTGTTGATGTTAAGACTGCTTCCTCATATTCATTTAAGAAATTTCAGAATGGTACACTTGCAGATGATGACCCCTTTGGATATATTACTCAGCTTACAGGTTATGAAGAGAATGAGAAAACAAAACAAGGTGGGTTTCTTGTTATCAATAAATCAACAGGTGAGTTAGTACTTTATAAACCAGATGATTTATTAAAACCAAATATTAAAACTTTAATTAAAGATGTTAAAGAAAAGTTAGAGTCAAAAGAAGTACCTAAAAAATGTTATGAACCAGTACCACATGAGAAGGCAGGTAATATGAAACTTCCTGCAGGATGTGTATTCTGTTCTCATAAATTAGAATGTCATAAAGATACAAACAAAGGTAAAGGGTTACGAGCATTTAAATATGCAAGTGGTAATATTTATTTTACTGAAGTTGTTAAAGAACCAAAGGTTGATGAAGTTATATTAAAATAATTTATGCTAAAACATAAACACTTATTAGTAAGAGCAGAAACTTTAGAACCACCTAAAGATTTGAAAGCTATTAAGAAGTGGATGAGGTCTTTAATAAAAGATATTGATATGAAAGTATTGGGTGGACCTTATGCAAAGTATTGTTATGCACAAGGGAACAGAGGATTAACTTGTGTAACTATTATTGAAACATCACATATAACTTTACACTCATGGGATGAAATGAATCCTGCACTAGTACAGTTAGATGTTTATAGTTGTAAAGAGTTAGATGAAAAAATTGTATTTGATTATGTATATAAGTTTCAACCTGTTCGAATGAGTTATAGATATTTTGATAGAGAAAAGAATTTTAAATTATTAAAGTTAGATAAAGATGAACAGTAAAAAAATGAAAGTAATTAGACGAAGAGCAAAGGAAGTTATTGTTGAATGGCTACAATCTTTACTACCAGAACACGAAAAAGATAAGGTGACTATCCATAATGTAATGGATATGATGCCTAAACAAACTCATTATGTATTTCAAAATCAAATTAAATTATCTGCGTGGTCTTATAAATGGGTAGTAAAAAAATTAAAACAAAATCCAGACTTGACTTTTACTCAGCTTGATGCTATAATAAAAGGGACAAGTAATATTCCAAGTCATATAAAAAGATGGTAAAGTATC